CATATCCTCCGTTAGTGAACACTCTACCCACCACAACACCAAAATCAGCACATAAACTTGTGTACTCACTTGTTTGTGTCATTTTTAGGGATAAGATGTCTAACGTATCAAAGTCTTGGTCGATATTGATTTTAATGTTAGTATCTACTCCGGGTGTTGTTCTTATTCTATAGGATTTAGACATACGTGTTTCTTTTTAGATAAATATTAAATTAAATATTTTCCTAATTAATAATAAGATAATACAAAGTAATGTAAACTTGATTAATTAATCAAAGGTGCAGAAATTGTTTTAACTCTGACAACGATATCCTTACTTGGGAACCTAACTTGGTAAATCTGATTACTTCTCATATAAACCGTTTCATCACCTAATTGAATTTGTTTGGTGTCTTCATTAATATACGGTTGAGCAGTTTTAGTATCTGAATACCCCTCACCCACTTTATTAATAACCCTTAAATCGACTAAGTTAACTACACCAGATTGTGAATTAACAATTTGTTTTAACTCACCAACATATAAATGTTCACCTAAGTCTCTACCATCAATCTCCAAATATGAAGACACTTCTGATAAAATCGAAGATATGATTTCTGTTTGATTAACATTCTTATCTAATATCACATCAATCTCAAAACCTAAGTCAATAATCTCAGCAACTTCTGTCTCAATATAATCGTTAATCATTCGATATTCTGATAGATACTCAGCAATGTTTTGTCTTAAAACGTTAGAAACTTTATTTGTTAAGCTACCATCCGAATCATAAGACAATAAATTAATTCTTATCTTATTATCTTCTTCAAATACGTTCACCTTTGATGGTGCTCCGTATTTTGCTGGCATTGTCTTTATTAATATTCTATAATCATTCAATGTCACGGCTCTTTCTTGAGCGGCGAAGTTAAACGCAACCATATTTCTAATTTCTTCTAATGATGGTTTGTCCGCCCCACCAATTGCGGCGGCTACGTTAGACGCAGTTAAAGAGTTAATAACTCGTGTGTTGATATTAGACGATGGTCCTGTTACCGAAAAATCATAATCACCTAAGTCGTTTAATGAATTGACACCTACGTTAGATGTTATACCACCACCAACACGATATTTTATAAATAAAGTAGTGTTTGGTTTAACTGATTTACCTAACGATAAGTTATTTGTGAAATCTAATAAATCGTAACTTCCTTCTAAGTCAACGAAAGTATCGAATTGGTCTTGAGCCGATGTATTACCACCACCAAAAGTCACAAACGCAAATCCTTCAGGAGTAAACTCAGATATAAATCTTCTATCGACTGTTTTATACTTACCCCTTACAACACCTGGTTGGTCTGAAGGAGATGTCGGGTCTTGAGTAAAAATTCTATCCTGTGATAAACTTTTAACCTCATACCACTTATTTTTAGTTTTTCTAAATTCTGCATCTGACGGTACTGTACTAAATGTTGTTCCTTGTTTTTCTATAACATCCACAATCCCTAACACATCTTCATCCGGTAGGTATAATCTCATAAATGGTTTAACATCTGAAGGTCTAATAACTTTTTTAAACACCTTTGTTACCCCATTAACAACAACCTCTCTTTTTGTTATATTATACGATAATATTGTCCCCGAACCATCAACAATAGGAATTTTAGTCCTATTTGGATTACCTTTTAAATCATACTGACTTGAGAAGTCAATATCGTAAATCGTTTCAAATATATGTCCCGAACCCGACACCTGAGCTCCTCTTCTTAGGATACCCAAATATCTAGAATCTTCTTTATCCCCCGAAACAGGAACGTTAACTGTAAAGTCAACTAAAGTCACTGAAGGTCTTTTACCCGGTAACTTTAATCCGTAAGTTCTGGCGATATTATATATTGATTGTTTTTGTTGTGCGTAGTCCAACACAGTCTCTTGCATTGTTCTATCAATATGATAATGTAAATTATCACCAATCGCAGCGTTCATATCTAAGAATACCGAGTATAATGACGCATCGTTATAATTTTGTATTAAATCTGGGTAATACTCTTTTGTTAGGTTAACTAATTCAGTTCTTAACCCCAAAAAGTCTCTTTCTACGTATGAAATCTTATCTGCCATGGTTATATGTTAATTAAAATGTAATCTCTTTCTGCGAATTGACCAATACTATTTGTGTAATCAATCCTTAATTTGGCCGTGTACTCTTCAGTACCTTTAGCGGCCACCCTATAAAGTCTTTCATCTAATCCTGTTGTAAACTCACCAGGACTTTCTTCCGTTTCTAAATAAGGGGTAACCTTTATACTATTAACCGTTAGTTGTGGTAAAAATTCTTTAACAGATTCATCAACATCTTGTTGTATCTTACTGAAAGTACTCTCATCCATTGGTTCAAATATATGGTCATATAGTTTGGTCCCAAAACTTGGTAAATAATAACGACTTCCTTTTCTTGTTAATAACAAATGAATCAATGCCGCCCTTACTTCTTTACTTGAAGTGTTCGTCATTTTTAAATACTTCCCATTCGTAGAATCCGAAAAAGGAAAATCAATCCCAAAATTATTTATATCCGCCATTTAGTTGCTTTATTACTATAAATATTAAATTAACCATTTTCTCCCATTATTAAAGTCAATAAATAAAAAAGAGGACCTAAGTCCTCTTTTTATCAATCTGTTTTTTTGGTTATGAACCACATGCTTCACAGTCATCAGGATTGTCTAACGAACAAACCATATCATTTAATAACTGTTCATCGGTCATTGGTGTTGGTTGTGTCATTTTTGGTGTCTCAATTTGTGATACCACAACTTCTTTTGGTGTCTCTTCTATTGTAGACATATCAATACCTAAACCTTTTAAAGCTTCTGCTTTTGGTCTCGTTCTCAAATAATACATACCCGTTTTAAGACCCTTCTCCCATGCGTGGAAGTGTGCTGCGGTTAGTTTAGCCGCGTTAACATCTTCCATAAATAAATTCATAGACTGTGATTGGTCAATAAACGCACCTCTATCAGCGGCCATATCAATCAATTTCTTCTGTGAAATTTCCCAAACAGTCTTATACCTATCCTTAACCTCTTGTGGTATCTCATCGATGTGTTGTACTGAACCGTTACCAGCGAACATTTGTAACCTCACCTTATCACTCCAAAGACCTAAACTTACCAAATCCTGTATAAGATGTTTGTTTACCATAACATACTCACCCGATAAAGTATTTCTTTTATAGATATTAGCCGTGAATGGTTCAAAACATTCATTATTTCCTAATATCTGAGCCGTAGATGCCGTTGGCATTGGTGCCATTAATAATGAATTTCTAACACCATGTTTCACCACCTCATCTCTTAACGAATTCCAATCCCATTTTCCTGACATATCAGAATCAGTGAAACCCCAAAGTTCATATTGGAATTTACCCTCAGAAAGTGGAGACCCTTTAAACGTCTCATAATGACCTTCGTCCTTCGCTCTATCTTTAGATGCGGTAACCGCTGCGAAATAAATTGTCTCAAAGATGTCTTTATTCAATTTAGACGCCATTTCAGAATCGAAAGGATATCCCATCATTGCGAATACATCCGCAAGACCTTGGATTCCAATACCAATCGGTCTGTGTCTAAAGTTTGAACGTTTAGTTTCAGGTGTCGGATAATAATTAATATCAATCACTTGATTTAAGTTAACAGTCGTTTTGTATGCGACATCGTATAACATATCAAAATCAAATGTTCTCAAACCTTTGTTTTGTGAACGTACTTTACCTTCAGGTATGTTTACCATTTTTGGTAATGCGATAGACGCTAAGTTACAAACCGCAGTTTCATCTTTATCCGTGTACTCTAAAATTTCAGTACATAGGTTAGACGACTTAATCGTTCCTAAATTCTTTTGATTAGACTTAGCATTCGCAGGGTCTTTATATAACATATAAGGAGTTCCTGTTTCAATTTGTGATTCCAATACTCTCGCCCATAACTCACGTGCTTTAATTGTCTTACCCTTACCTTCAGATTCGTATTTCTGATATAAGTCAGAAAACGCCTTATTCTCTCCATCATCATAAGCATCTATCAATCCTGGTACTTCATTAGGTGAGAATAATGTCCAATCTCCATTGGTCTTAACTCTCTCCATGAATATATCTGAAATCCATAACGCCAAGAATAAATCTCTCGCTCTTAATTCTTCTTTACCGTGATTCTTTCTTAAATCTAAAAAGTCGTAGATGTCAGCATGCCATGGTTCTAAGTAAACGGCTATTGACCCCTTTCTTTTACCACCACCTTGGTCTACATACCTCGCAGTTTCGTTGAATACTTTTAACATTGGTATAATACCATTCGACGTTCCATTGGTCCCTTTAATATAAGAACCTTTAGAACGAATCTTATGAATGTTAAGTCCAATACCACCCGCCGATTGTGAAATCGCTGCACAATCTGATAATGTTTTATAAATTCCTTGAATAGAATCGTCGTCAATGTCCAATAAGAAACATGATGATAATTGTGGTCTTTTAGTTCCCGCATTAAACAATGTTGGTGTTGCGTGTGTCATAACTCCTGTTGATAACATATTGTAAGTCGATTCGACTTTTTCAATATTATCACCCCATATCCCTACGGCCACTCTCATATACAAATGCTGAGGTGTCTCAGCAATTTTACCATCAATCTTTAATAGGTAAGACTTTTCTAACGTTTTGTAACCGAAGTAATCAAAGTTAAAGTCTCTATCATGAACAATCATTTTATCTAATTTATCACCATACTTTTCAATTACTGAATAAGTACCGTCAGAAATCATACCTGCCTGTTCACCTGTTTTTGGTTCAATATAATTATATAATTTACTTGCCACCGACGTGAATTGTTTGTCGATGTTTTTGTACATCGCAGTAATTGCGATACGTGCCGCGAGTATAGAGTAGTCAGGATGTATCGTAGCCATAGACGCCGCAGTTTCAGATGCTAAATTATCCAATTCATCTGTTGTTACACCATCATATAAACCGTTTACGACTTTAATTGCAACTGCGTTGTAATCAACATAATCGGTATTTAACCCGTAAGTTTGTTTTTTAATCCTTAATGAGATTTTGTCTAATCTAACTGTGTCAGTAGAACCATCTCTTTTTAATACTCTCATTTTACTCATCTTATTTTCTTTTTTTAAAAATCGATATCCATTCCACCAAATGGGTCAACTTCATCTTCTTTTTTATCTCCTACACCACTCTTAGAATATTCTGATACTCTTTTCTCAAAAAAGTTTGTTTTATTTTGTAATGCGATGTTCTGCATAAAATCAAACGGATTTGATGAACCGAACTCTTTTGGACATTCTAATGACGATAATAATCTATCAGTAACATATTCCAAATATTGTTTCATTAAATCTGAATTCATACCAATCAATGACACTGGTAACGATTCTGTAATAAAT